ATTTCTTCCCATTCGGGAGTTTGTGTTGTTGCGACTGTAGTCCAAGTGGGTGTCTGCGAATTGCTGATATTTTGCCAGTTTGCATTCTGACTGTCATCTATTAGTTTCCAATATACAGCAATTACATCACCAACCGCGCCCGTTGCCGCAACACCTGTCAAAGCTTTAACGCGCTCTGCCACCGTCATCGTGCCAACCGAACCCGTAGTACCAACACCCGTCAGTGCAATTGAGCGGTCAGGCGATACAGAACCAACTGCGCCTATTGCAGTGTTTGGTAGCAGAGGGACAATTACTTGCCCTGCAACACCCATAGCAGCAACGCCACTCAGAGCCACCGATGCCGATTGAACAACCGTACCAACTGCGCCTGCGCCAGCTACTCCACTAATTGCTACAGACACGCCCTGAACAACAGAGCCAACTGCGCCAGAGGCCAACACGCCTGACAGGGCAACAGTGGATGAATTAACAACTGTGCCAACCGCACCTGTGGCCGCTACACCCGAAAGAGCAACTGTCTTGGCATGGTCAACCGTACCAACTGCGCCCGATGCGGCTACGCCTGTAAGGGCTACGGAAACCGAAACGCCAACTGTGCCAACTTCACCTGTTGCTACATCTCCCTGCTCGGGAATAATGATCGACTCTGTGACATCCCCAACTGCTCCCGATGCGGCTACGCCCGTAAGAGCAATCTCAATTACAGGCGACGCAGTGCCAACCGCACCAGAAGCGGCAACGCCTGTTGCATCGAGAGTACCGCCCCAGCCATTACTCCCCCACGCGCCGTCGCCCCAGCCGAGAGACATGGCTTACCTTTTAGGTTGTGGACAAGCGCAGCAAAGCGGTTGTTGTGGTGTTGGAAGGCATGGTCAGAGTGAACGTACCAGCCGTAATGGTCTGAGAGCCAAATGTGTGAACAGACACCGCCTTATTAGACTGGCTGCTGTTATAGATCAAAACGCAGTCAAACGCTGTGCTCAAAGTCACAGTTGTGTAAGTGATAGACGCTGAAGGTGTCCAGTACGCCACGCCAGCAGTTGCTGAGCTGTTTGTAGCAATCGGAGCCGTAGCATTAGTCACCGTCACACCGCCAGCCGTGTAGCCTGTACCCGTCACCTCATTGGTAGATGAGTAAGCTGTGGTAGCTGCGTTAACAGTGGCTGAAGTTAAATACAGCGCTGCCTTGAATGTATCGGCAGTAGTGGCCGCACGGATAGGCGCAGTGCCAAAGTTGTGGGTGGCCGTCATGAGTTCGCCCATGAACGAAGTGCACATTGATTGAGTATTTGCCATTTGTGGCTCCTTATGCAATTGATGCGGCTTCAGCAGCCACGTAAGTTAACGGTTTCTTCAGAGTCACATGGGCCGACCGGTGAACCAACTCACCCTCAAGCCAATACTCTACCCACGTGGTGGTCTCGTTGTCATTATCTACGACGCCTTCTTTTTTCTCAAGAAGAGAATCATCCATTTCGCCTTTGGTGGTAGTAACGATCAATTTGAACTCCTGATTAAAGCTGCCGTTGCAGTGTTGGCAGGCATTGTGATTGTGAAATTTGTAGATGTTTTGTCTGAACCAAAATCCAGCACGGCAATAGATTTATTACCACGAGTCACGTTGTAGATCAAAGCACAACGAGAAGTCACTGCGGCGTTAAACACAACGTTGTTGAAGTTAATGTAAGCCGTATACCCGTCAGAGTTAAGCGTCACCCCAGTTAGAGTAACACCGCCCGCTACATAACCACCGCCAGTCACTTCATTGGTTGTAGAGTACACGGTTGTGGCTTCGTTTAAATTTGCGTTTGCTGTGTACAAAGCAATCTTGAGCGTGTCCGTAAGCATGTTGTGAACAGCTTGGTACAGCTCCGTCTTGAAGCTTGTGGTTTGAGTTTGGACAATTGAACTCATGAGACTTGAACCCTAACCTGTCCGTCTCGGTAGGCATCGCCACGCTGCTTGCCATCGCCAAGGTTTTTATACAAAGCAATTGCTTGTGTGTAACGCTCTTGAGCCAAGCCAACCATACCTTGCTCACCCTTCATGTAGACAAGGGCTTCGCAGATCGTGCCATAGAGCAACACAGAATCAAAGTTATCACCCAACCAAGTAGTGCCAGCGGTAACGATGGACTCTGGGTAGTAGTAATAATGCAGCTCTGCAACGTATGTTGCATTAGGTGTTGGGCCAACAATAAACGACAGCTCGTTTGTAACCGTACCGCCAGTAACAGTAGGGCCGAACAGAGCGTAGTGCTTAGGCTCAGCCACATAAGATGACAGAGGATAAGCAGAGCGGATGAAGTTCACATCCTTGTTCAACAAGTACAAGTAGTCACCTTGGAAGGTTACTGAGCTTGAGACTGTGGTTGCGTTATCCACAGTTAAATAGATTGTGGTTCCGCTAATGCTACGAACAACGGCATTAGTTCCAATACCCGAACCTGTAACCTGCTGACCCACCGAAATGCCTGTCGTAGATGCCACCACAATTGACTTTGCTCCGGCAGTGCCAGTAGCAGTTGTTGTGTTCTGTGCATATACGGCAAGGCTATATACAGAGAGAAAATCCTCTGGGGCAGACAAGTACTTGTTTGTTGAGGTAATCGTGCCTGTCACGTTCTTTCGCAAGTTAGCTGGCTGCGCAGTGTTATAGATGCGCTGCTCCGCCTGACGTATGAACGTATTCATATTGTCAGTTGGGAAAGAGTTCTCGCAGTAATCGCTTACCTGCGTGACAAGCTCGGTGTAGTTCATGTGTTCCTCAAGCCATGGGGCCGCGTGCCATCAAACCTTTAGTGGCTGCGCCAGTACCGCGAACTTTAATACCGCTAGTCTTAGTTGCTGGCTGTGCACGGCGACTAATATTTCCAACAGACATATTGACGGTATTGGCATCGCTATGGTCAGGGCCAGAACCGGGATTTTCGGAAGCTTTAACAACTTTACCGGTCATGGTGTGTGGTGTGGCATAGACGGCGGCATCGCCAACTTCTTTACCCATTAATTTTTTGCTAAATTTAGCCATGATTAGCCTCGTTTCTGTGCGGCAATCTTTGCCAAGTTACGGCCCATAGACAACATATCGGCATTGGTTTTACCCTTACCTTTGCCTTTGCCGCCGTGCATCATTTTAGCAACGGGGCCGCTATCACCATAGTTTTTACCTTCGGTCTTGCCTTTTTTAGCAATGCCGTCAGCTGATTTTGTAAATGCCATAATTAACTCCTTAAGATATTGATACTGTACCAACAAATGTTGTTGCCACCAAGTAGTTTGGTGTCAATCCTGCATCAAAAAACCTAGCCCCGCCAACCGGTGCCCAGCCCCATTGAATGTCCCGTGAACCACCCGATGGATTACCGCTTGCGTTAACACCTGAAGTCACATAAGTTGTGTCCTTGCGAGGGTTACGCAAAGCCTGTGGATCATCTACTGGAAACGTTCCAAGCATTAACTGCGGCTGATCTGGATCCCAGCATGTAGGACAAACCAATAGCTCGTACTTACGCTGCTTAATGATCTCAGTCTTAAGCCGCTTTAATCTGTACTGTTGGCCGCAGCGATCACATTCAGCAATCGCTATCTTGCCGGATGCGAATCTATTGCCCATTAGTAGCTACCACCAATGTACTGCTGACGAGGCACAAACCTGACCGGGGCTTTCTCACGGTCTTCACCAGCGGCGATCTCAAATGTCTCGTCGTAAATCTGTTTCAACATCTGGATGCGGGGCATCAGCTCAGGCACTTTAACTGCGATGTGATACGCCAAGCCCGCTACCAAACATGGCAAAAAGCGGAAGTTCATATCGGCGGTTTCCACACCAGCGCCAGCATCCTGCACCCTACGGAGTCTCCAGTACACAAATTGGTACGGGGTAGTGTTGTCAGGTGTTGGCCACAAAGTTACGGCTGGTAGCTGGGGCACAAAGATGGCATCACCATCGCTATGAGCTGCTGCTGTTGTGTTGTTCTGACCACGATACACGCCGCCAAGCACGTTGCCTGATACGTAGGTGTAGTAAATGTCTTCAGTGCCAATGCGGATAAAGCCCGATCCGGCCAAGCCAACAATGGTGTTTAGCGTAATTGTGGTGTCCGTGGAGCTTATTGCCCCAACAAGGACTGAATTTGTTGGGTTGGTTTCGCCAGACAAACGCTGAATCCAAACCTGAATTGGGCGAGCCTGACTAAGTTTATTTGGAATGGTTGCGTATGTAGAAACACTAATACGCGAGATTGTTAAGTCTGCCTGTGTAGAAGAAGTGTTTGATCCGGTACGAATCACATGCTCCAGCAAATCAATCGTATCCGTTGGTAGTGCATATGTAGCTAAACCGGGAGTCAGGTTAATGATCCCCTGCTCCATCGTCCACATATTGATACCTTTGTTCTGCCACTCGATGGTCATCAAGTTCATAGACCTACGAGCTGTACGCAGATCATAACCAGAACGCATTTCACGACCGGCTCGCTCCCACGCTTCCTCGGCAATCTCCGTGAAGTCCATGTTGAATAGGGTTGAGCCGGTAGTAGTCATCTAAATCCTGCCGTTTTCTTTGCTATCGTTTTAGGTTGCGCTACGAATTGTTTTCCGGCTTTTTTTCCGGCTCTTTTGGCTTTGGTAGTTGCAGCGTACTCCGCAGGGCTGAGAGATTTGATCGCAGCTTCTGGAAGATATCGTTCACCAGTTTTACTAGACGGTTTGCCACTCTTGGTTCTCCATTTTTGGTCGCCCCAGTCCTTCAATGATTTCTGAGGCGCTTTCAATCTCGGTAACCCCCGCCAGCTTCCTTGTACTTCTTGGCAACTAGCTGTGCCTTGCGAGCTGACCATTGGCCTGCTCCAGTACCATGGGTTGCCGCAGCTTTAACCTGAGACACGATCCGCTTACGCAAACCGGGCTTGGTGTAGTTACCGGCAGCGTTGACCTTGCCGCCTTCAGCATACTGAGTAAAATCAGTATCATCACGGCGGGCTTTCTTTTTCCCGCCGGGCATCTTAGATGGGGATATGGCCCCCATGCCGCGACTGGCCATCATGGTTTAGCACATCTTTCCGCGTGTTTTACCACGCTTAGCAATACCGTCTGCGCGGGTAACGCCACCTTTAGCATAACCAGCAGCCTTGATCTTAGAACGAACTTTTTCGTCCTCAACATCGCGCTTAGCCTCTTCTATTTTGGCGCGTGTTTCTGGATAAACTACTTCATCCAAAGAACCGGGTGTGCGGCGTGGTTTGTATTGCTTTGCAGCTTCTGGTGTCATTGGCATGATATTTCCTTAGCATTTGCCACCGTTACGCATAGCAATCATTGTTCCTTTGGTCTTGCCTTTAGTAGCAATGCCATCAGGTGTTTTGCCAGTCTTTACAGCGCCCATCTTAGATGCAGCCATGCCGCCTTTTTTCATGCCGTGTGCTTTAGCAGCGGGAGCCGCAGCGTGAGCTTTCAAAGAAGTAGCAATGCCACCTTTAGCCATCTTACCTTTGCCGTCAGCAGCAAAGCTAGGAACCATTTTGCCGCCTTTGTTGACCATAGGCATGCCGCCGTCTGCATATCCACCCATATTCATCTTTTTCATATCGCCACCTTTAGAAAATTTACGGCCTTTGTCGGCCTCGTTAAACTCTTTACCCACAGACTGTGGGACGCCTGCTTTCTTAGCAAACGCTGGGTTGTTAGCCACCGCCGCCATGAAATTGTGTTGCTTCTTGCTTGTACTTGGCATCACTTACCACCTGCGTACCAGTTAACAAGCTGAACTAAACCAGCGCCTACAACGCTGCTGGCTCCACCAACTAACATTAAAACCTTCCAACCACCTTTAGCTTCAGACAATGTTTTATCAATAGCCGCTAGTGTTGCCTGCATAGTTTTCATGTTGTCCAGCATCTTGTCCATATCATCTTGCAAATGCTTGATGTCAGACGCATGCGTGGCTAATTCTCTGGCTGTTTGAATAGCGTCACTCATGTTAGCAATTCCACGCCCGAAGGCTTTTGTTAATCCGTGAATTCGGATCGTTGGCGGTCTTGGCAGAGGTCAGTTTCTTTTTCATGCCACTCATCCTTGCACAGAAGGAGTCGCGCCGTGAGCCGCCTTCCGGCTGGGGAGGTTTCAAGTTCATGCCTTGCGCTTTCGCGGAGGCCCGACCCTTGGCGTTCAAGCCGCCCTTCTCGGACTTGCCTTCTTTCCTCTGCCATGCTGGACTCTTAGCCATAATAAACGTTCGCAGAAAGTAAGTTACTCATGGTCATGTAGATACCGTTTCTTACCAAAATCCCCTCACCGGGAATCAAAGCAAAATTACCAAAGGTATCACCTGCGCCAGTATCGTAAGTAGCAAGCCACAAAGATGCGTATGCCGCCGCTGTTCCGGCGACAATAGTTCCAGAGTTAATATCTGTCACTGTGAAAGTGTTTGCGCCAGTGCGTGTAACTGTGTAGTTACCGTTTGTGCCAGATGATCCGCTTGCTGTTGCAAACGTAAGCCCGACTACATTGCCAGTAACCAACCCGTGTGCGTTTCTGGTAACAGTGATAAGAGTACCCGCCCGCTCGTATGTAGCTGAAACAGGTGCTGTAGTTGTGTCAAAGATGTCTAGTGTTCCAGCCGTAGCTGTGCCAACCATAGATATACCTTTGAGCCTATTGCGACCCAAAACAACAAAACCTGAGTTGTTAAGGTGGCCCGATTTAACGTCGGTTTGCATCATAATCAATCTCCTTTAAAAAAGGGGCCGAAGCCCCTTGGGTTGATTAGGAATCTGCGAAAGGTGTGGCGACAATGCCAGAACCAAGCAATTGGCCTTGAACCATGTATTTGTTAG